AGCGCAGTATGGACGATTAACCATAACTTAGGTGGAGAACCAACCGCCGTAGTTTTGGATAGCGCAGGAACTAATTGTGAAGGCACGTTTAGTTATCCAAGCAAGAATCAAATGGTGATAACCTTCACCAGTGCCTTTACAGGTACGGCGTACGTAATTTAGGAGAACAAATGAGCCGTAAGTTTTTAGTTAGCATTGACCTTAACAAGAACGAATTACAGAACGCGGTAATTCAGAATCTTGCTACTGCGCCAGCAACACCACTCGCAGGTCAGGTGTATTACAACACCGTTGATAATCAACTTTATATTTATAATGGAACACGTTGGGAAGTCGCTGGTAACGCGGTTCAATCAGGTTTACTTTCTGCACGTCCTGCCGCAGGTTCAGTAGACACAGGAACTATTTACTACGCAACAGATAATTATCTTTTCTATTACTCAGACGGTTCAACTTGGCAACAGACTAATGCTTTTGGAAACGTAGTAACTGAAACTTCATACGGACAGGCTTCAGGAAACGGTACTGCTACTAACTACGCGCGCGCAGACCATACTCACGGTACACCTGCGCTTGGTACTGCTACACCAAACGCTATTGCTGGCGTAACTGGTAGCGCAGGAAGCGCAACTACACCTTCAAAGGAAGACCACACACACGCATTTACTCCTGCCGCAGATTTATCTATGGCTGGATTTAAACTTACTAACGTTGCTACTCCTGCCGCAGATACAGACGCCGCAAATAAAGGCTACGTAGATTCAGTAGCACAAGGACTTGATACTAAAGCGTCAGTAGTAGCGGCAACAACTACTAATGGAACTTTGGCTACTGCCTTTGCTAACGGTCAAGTAGTAGACGGCGTTACGCTCGCAACTAATGACCGTATTTTAATTAAGAACCAAACAGACGCTACTGCTAACGGTATTTATACTGTTAATGCTTCAGGCGCACCAACACGTTCAACAGATATGAACGTAGGTTCAGAATTTCCTAGCGCATACGTATTCGTAGAACAAGGAACTGTAAACGCGGATACAGGTTGGGTTTGTACTAATAACGCGCCAGTAACTCTTGGCTCAACAAATATTACTTGGACTCAGTTCTCAGGCGCAGGTACATATACCGCTAATAACGGCGTAGTTCTTAACGGCTCTGTATTTTCCTTTGCTCCTGAAAGCGGAAAAGGTTTACAGACAGGCGCAAGCGGTGCGGCAATTAAACTTGCTACAACTTCAGGACTTAATGTAACTTCTGATTTAGCGGTAGGCGCAGGAAACGGTATTTCAGTACTAACAAATACCGTAGCGATTGACTCAGCAGTTGTCGTAAGTAAGTATGCGGCAAGCGTTGGTGACGGCTCTGCTACTTCTTATACGGTTACACATAACTTAAATACACGTGACGTAATTGTTACTGTCTACGATAACTCTTCACCATACGCAGAAGTAATCACAGATGTAGCACACACAACGGTCAATACTGTTACTATCGCATTCTCAGTAGCACCTACTTCAAACCAGTATCGCGTAGTAGTACACGCTTAATAACGGCTAATAGAAGGAGATAAATATGGGTCTGTTAGACCGTATTGCTCAGAAGGTAGCCGAAGAAATTACGAAGGCACCTAACCTACCTGTAGGCGCAGTTGCTATGTCCGAACAAGATATGAGAAATATTTCAGGACGTACGCAAACAACTTACGGCACTACTGACGCATTACCACGTAACCCTGTTACACCAAACGTACCGTTTTCTCCAGGTATGCCTATTGTGCCAGGGGCTATTAACCCACCACGTGAAGATTCAGGACGTCCTGACCCACGCCGTTATGAATACCAAGTAGCGCAAAATATAAATATAACTGCTACACGTCTAACTCCTTTTGGAACTCTTCGTGCGGCAGCCGACCAAATTGATATTCTTCGCCGTTGTATTGAAGTACTAAAGTCAAAGATTGTCGGACTTAATTGGGATATTGTTTTAGCAGAAGATTCCGCAGAAAAGATTATTAGCGAAATCGGTGGTAACCATACGCGCGCTATGACCGAAGCACGTGATAGATATACAGAAGAGATTTCGCGAGCGCGTCAATTTTGGGAACAACCTGATAAGTCAAACGGTATTGTATTTAGCGATTGGTTAAATATTGCGTTAGAAGAAATCTTAGTACTTGACGCGTGGGCAGTTTGGCCGCAATCAACTGTCGGTGGAGATTTATTAGGGCTACAAATTCTTGACGGTTCTACAATTAAGCCACTTATAGATGACCGTGGTATGCGACCAATGCCACCGTTCCCTGCTTACCAACAAATTCTTTATGGCTTCCCACGTAGCGAATTTGCCGCAGGTAGCGAAGGCGAAGAAGCAGACGGAGAATTCACGTCAGACGAACTCTCTTATATGATTCGTAATCGCCGAACAATGACGGTATATGGCTACTCACCTACAGAACGCGCACTTGCGCTCGCTGATATTTATTTACGTAGACAACAATGGATTCGTGCCGAATATACAGACGGCGTTACACCTGAGTTGCTTATGGAAACTGACGCTAACTTTGGTAACAACCCTGAACTACTTCGTGCTTATGAAAATATATTTAATAACGATTTAGCAGGACAGACCGAACAACGTAAGCGCGTACGTCTATTACCAGCAGGACTTAAAGCGGTTCAGTATGACGGATACGGCGAAAAGTTTAAAGATACTCTTGACGAATACCTTGTGAATTCTATCTGCGGTCACTTCGGAGTTATGCCTAGTGAAATCGGATTTAGTCCTAAAGGTGGACTAGGTGGCTCAGGATTCCAAATGGGTCAAGCCGAATCGTCAGAAGTTATTGGCGCAATTCCTTTGGCTACTTGGATTGGTAAGATGATTTCAAACCTTTCATATACATATCTTGGTATGCCACGCGAACTTGAATTTAAGTTTATGGAGTCAGGACGTCAAGACTTAGAGAGCGTTGCGCGCACCCGTGATATTGAAATTAAATCAGGCGGACTTACTATTAACGAAGCCCGTTCACGTTCAGGACTTCCTTTAATTGAATCTCCTGAGGCTGATATGCCTATTATCGTGGCAGGAACAGGCGCGTATTTCATTACAGAAGCAGGAATAGTTCCTTTTGATTCCGCTATGGGTGGTATAGATACACAAGGCGAACTATTAAACGGTACTGAAGGCACACCGCAAGAGAACGTTTTATCACAAGCACAGGACGCTATTCAGCAATTACAAGGTTCGGAGAAGCCCGAAGAAACCGCATTAAGTGCGGCTAATAGCGCAATAGAAGAGTTAAGCGCGTCTATAGAAGCCGATTCTGCTGATAAAGCCGTAGACGAATTAAAACAATTCCTACGCTTCTTAAAGAAATCACCTACACGTCCGTTTAACTTTAGAGAAGTACCAGTTGTATACGCGGACGTTTTAAATAAGTTCGTAGTAACAAAAGACTATGACTCAGCACGGTGGTATGCCGAACGTTATTTAGCGTAGGACGCTATGAATAGAGCGTGGAAGCAAAAGAACCTAGCAAAGAAACGCCTTGCCGCAAGACGAGCAAAGTTAATTCGTGACGCGTTAAAGGAATCGTTAAATCCTGAAACCGTAGTTGCCGCTTTCTTCGCGCAGTACGAAGGACGTACGGAAATTAAACCCGAAGAATTACGTGAGTGGTCGAAGGTACACGTAAGAGTTAATAGCCAACCTTTAAATGAAGCGTTACGAACTCTCTATGTAGAGTCTTATGTATTAGGTCAAGATATGGCGTTAAGCGGAATCGCAAAAGCGAAAGTTAATAAAGCACCAAGCACGTTACAACAATTACGTAATGCGGTAAGCGTTATAAATTGGGATACGTGGCGCGCTGGTAATAAACCTGCGGCACTTTTATTACGTCCGCCACGCGGTCTTTCTGACTTACTTGATAGACGTAACGTAACGATTCAAGGCGTAGATAGAACAACACTTGACCGTCTTGGAACTCTTCTTTCACGTGCGCTCGCAAAGGGTCAAACTCCTAAAAGCGTACAGAGTGAAGTAGAAGATTTACTTGGCGATAGCGAGCGCGCACTTGGAATTGCGCAAACAGAAATGAGTAGAGCAGTTGCCGTGGCGTCACGTGAGTTATACCAAGAAAGTGGCGTTGAACTGGTAGAGTGGCTTGTTGCTGACCCTTGCGATTTATGCCAAGAGAACGCAGACGTTTCACCTATCCGTATTGACGAAACGTTTCCAAGTGGAGATACGGAACCACCTGCTCACCCAAACTGTGTATGCGATATTGCGCCATACGTAGTAGATACTCGCAATATCGGTGAAGACGCACTATCATTTATTCTTGGAGAAGAGGATTAACAAATGGCTTTTAATCACATAAACGCAACTACTTTTACTACACCTACGGCTATCTTTACTGCGCCAACGGGTCTGCCACGTCAAACTCCTATCACGATTTATAACGGTCACTCTGCGGCAATCTTTATTGGTGACGCGACTATTTCCACATCAGGCGCAACTATTGGAAGTACTCTTAATAATGCCGCACGATTAAACTTATATGTTAATAGTGGAGATGTTATTTATGCGGTTTCTGCTTCAGGTTCTGCGGCAGGTGCGATTGTAATTACTTACGCAGGGTAAGGAAAACTAATGGCTGACGGATTTGTACCACCGCAAGGCGTTCAAAGTAACGCAAGACGTGGCTTGGAATTGCGCCGTGAGTTTAATCGTGGTGGAACAGAAGTAGGAGTTGCGCGCGCAAGAAGTTTGTCTAATGGTCAAAGTATTCCGTTAGAAACTATTCGCCGTATGGTATCTTATTTTGCACGTCACGAAGTTGATAAAAAAGGCGAAGATTGGGGAAATACTTCAAACCCTTCTGCTGGCTATATTGCTTGGTTACTATGGGGCGGTGACGCTGGAAAAACTTGGGCTGACAGTATTTCTGAGAGAGAAAAGAAAAAGGATAAATCTATGAACCTTGATACAACAAGTGCGTTTGCTAAAATTATTAAGCAAGAGAAACTTGAAGACGGAACACTAATGGTGTACGGCAAAGCAACAGACGATTCTCTTGATATTGACGAGCAGATTTGTGACGCTGGTTGGCTTGCTACCGCTATGCCTGAGTGGTTTAAGACAGGCGGAAACGTTCGTGAACAACACTCAAATATTGCCGCAGGTGTAGCAAAAGAACTAGACGCTAAGGCAGACGGCTTTTATATTAACGTTCACGTAGTAGACCCTGTTAGTGTTAAGAAAACAGAGACAGGCGTATTCAAGGGATTCTCTATTGGTATTCGTTCACCGCGTGTAGTTCGTGATAACAAAGCGGCAAATGGACGAATTATTGACGGTCAAATTGTAGAAGTATCTTTAGTAGACCGACCAGCAAACCCTAACGCAAAACTAATTATGGCTAAGTCCGTAGGAACGGAGATTGTAAAAGTGGAAGAACTCGTAGAAGCAACTGAAGAAGTTGTAGAAACTCCTGCGGAAACCGTAACTGAAGAAGTTGTAGAAGCGGTAGAAGCAGT